GGGCTACCAGCCCAAAAACAGCACTTGTATTAACTGCTAAATTTTAAAAAAAATGTCAATATTTTCTTTAGCTTGTCCAACCGTAGGTTGCTATCAGAATTTTGTCTGCGACCCCGAATTTCAAAATAAGGTTGTTGCGGTCGCTTACATAGAAAAAGGAACCTCAATAGACAAATCAAACTCAAGTCAATGGAGGATTGACCTTCTTCAAGCTGTTCTTGATGGAAACGGTTTTATTGTGTTTAATGTAAGTGGCGAAAAGCCAAAGCCGGAAACCGCTACCACTTCAGGACGCGGTATGCAAAACACCAAAGCCCTTGCAAAGACCCATACCGTATCGTACCAAGATATGCAGGGTGTAGTTGCTGGAAATGTAGAGTGGTACAATCAGATGCTTGCTGCATCGCAGAAGTATGACTTTTACTACTTCACTCCAAATCAAATTTGGGATGCCTCCGGCGCATACATTACCGTAATTGGCGACCCCGTAGTAACAGCAGAGCTGAATACCTACATGATGTCGGATGTTCAGGTAACTTGGGTTTCCAAGGCTAATCCAATCCCGTACAAATTTGATACAGATTATTTCCTTCAAGGATTATATCTTAATATTCAATTGACCGCAGGAGGCGGCCCTCCTACATCTGTATTTACCGTATATCAGGGTGGAACCATTACAAACCCAAACTCCGCATTTCTTAATGCCGTTGGTATTACTACACCATCAGGATTGGTTTGGAGCCTTCAGGATGGTCAGGATGAAGTTCCGGCAGGAATGATAATGAATAGCGCAACCGGCAACATTGTAATTGATGAAGCAACGGCTGCTGGTGTTTATGAACTTACCATGGTAGTAACCAACTCTTTTGGTTGTGTTTTTGGTACACTTGATATTACAATTACCGTAGCGGAAGTTTAATTAACATGGAAGAAGTAATCAGGGTACTCTATAAAACTCTTCTTGACCAAGAAATCAGGGAGGGCCAAAGCGAGTACATAAAAGAAAGCCGCGAAAAGGCGGAGGCACTTGAGTACCATTTTGAAAATGAGTACCCTGAAAAACTTCTTCGCACGCAGCATCCAAGCGAAGAGCCGTGGATGCGCGAATACCGGAAACGGAGGTGGCAAGCACCAACTAAGGTTGCTACCGGAAGGGTTTTTACTTTTTTACAAAAAATCCAGCAGGCCGATGATTTCAAAATTCGGTTTGAATCAGATTTTAAGAAGACCGGAATAGCCGAGCGCATTGCCAATCAAAGCAATCCAAACACGCTTGAGTATTATGTAAAAAACCTGCCAAAGGTTCCAAACTTGGAAACATGGCTTTTCAATGTATTCCTTAAAACATACCTTCAGGATTCAAACGCAATTGTAGCCATTCTGCCAAAGCTGGATGACTTCATAGAAGAACCTGAAAAAACATCTACGCTGGATTGGTCAAGACCATATCCGCAGACTTTCGAATCTGACGACCTGATTTATGAAGATGAAGAATGGGTAATTGTAGAGGTCGAAGAGTATAAAGATGAAAACAAAAAAGAGTGGCAGCAATTCCTTGCTATCACAAAGGTTGGCGTGTTTTTATTTCGACAAGTATCAGAATACCGCGAACCAAATCCATTTAAAGTTTTTGGGATTCCATTTGACTTCCAATACTTGCCCGTAATAAAAGTCGGGAACATTATTTATGAAGAAGAGGATGGTCATTTGGTTTATGATTCAGTCCTTGCTCCATGTCTTCCAGCATGGAACGAGGTGCTGTTCAGAACTGACGACCTTAATATAATGTACGCGGTACACGCACTACCGCAAAAATGGGCGCTTAAATTAACGCCATGTAAGACTTGTAACGGCTCCGGCACAATAGTAAACCAAAAGCACGAACAAGCGAATTGCACGCAATGTAATGGCACCGGAAGGGCATCATCATCGCCTTTTGGTCTGATGGAGATAAATATCGACCGGATTTCAGCCATTAACCCAAATCCAATTGTGCCTCCGGTTCCCCCCGCTGGATATATTGAGCGCCCCGTTGATTCGGTGCGTCTTTTTCAGGAGGATATAATTTTCAAGGAGTATCAAGGATTCAAGGCTATCGGCCTTGAAATTTTAGGTCAGATACCGGGCAATCAAAGTGGAATCGCAAAAGAATACGATAGAAAAGAACTGAATACATTTTGTTATTCGGTATGTATTCACTTAGCGCGTGTATATCGCTTGTGCTGCTACCACATCCTTTACCAGCGCTATAACAATCTTTTTGCTTCGGCCATGATGACCGATGAAAAGATTCAGTACACGCTGCCCGATATAACGATTCCTACGGACTTCGATGTACTCACAGCAGCAACTATATCAACCATGCTGTCAGAGGCGCGTAGAAACGGCTACAACCCTATTATCGTGCATGGAATAGAAATGGACTATGTAGAGAAGTTATACGGCGAGAATAGCGTTCAGAAAACCTATCTGAAAATAGTAAACGCGCTCGACCCATTGCCATTTAAAACCACAGACGAAAAGACAATCCTTGTGCAGACAAATGGTTGTTCTAAACTTGACTTTGTGCTATCTACCAACCTACCATCAATTGTGATGGTTCTGTCGCAGGAAGACCCATCTTGGTACACCAAGTCGCTTTCGGAGCAGCGCGTAGATGTGTATAAAATGGCTGGAGAAAAGCTGGCGCTGATAGAGAAGAACATGGTTCCGCTGGTAGATACGCCAACAGAGCAAATTGATGAAACTAAGGTCGTTGTTTAATGATAAGCAAAGACCAAGAAAAACTGATAGTAGAGATTGAAAAACTGCAAGCGCAACTTGTGGCAGACATGGAAGCCGCGTTGCCAAAGATATTTGCACAGCTTTCTGATGAAGTTATTGGTTTGGTTTCAGAACTAAGCCTTGACCCTGATGACCGAGCGAAAACGCTGCGCGAAACCATTACACTTAAAAGAAAGATAGCCGATTCGCTTGTTGAAAATGTTACCTATCAGGCAGCGGTGGCATCTGTTGTCGGCGGGTTTGAGAAAATGGCTAAGCTAACAGATGACTATATGAGCCTTATCTTGGATGATTATTCGCGCAAGAAGGACTTGTATAATGCCATCCTGCGTGTAAATATTGACCAAACAAAAAACCTTCTATTAGGCGCTGGTGTGCGCGATAATTTTAGCGGAGCAATTCAGGAGGTGCTAAAGGCTTTTGTATCGGGCGTTGGAACCTCTAAGGAATTACAAAAGACGCTGCGTACTTTTATTAAGGGTTCTGCCACGCAAAAGCCATTCCTTGAAAGATATATCCGGCAGACCACCAGCGATGCGGTTATGATATTCAATCGTGAATACATAAACACTATTAGCGAGGACTTAAATGTAAAGCATTATTACTACGCCGGAGTTATTGTAGCAGATTCGCGTGATTTCTGCATCGCCCGTACCGGAAGAGGATTTACTCGAAAAGAGGTAGAGGATTGGGCCTCACTTGGCAAATGGCAAGGTCGTATGCCGAACACGAACAAAACAACCATATTTAGTTACTGCGGCGGATATAACTGCCAGCACGAACTTTACCCCATCAGCCTTGAACAATATCAGGCAATGAAAAAGCAGAAGCAAACGGGCGTAAAATAAAAAACCGAAGCATGGCTCCGGTCTTTTACAAACAAAAATTAACACTCGTTTTCTTTTAACCAATTATGTGCTGATAAAACTTGTAGAGCAATATTGCGAACAAGATGGCGTACATCAAAACGGTTATGCCTCCAAGCAAAACATCCCGCATAAGATTCCTAATAAACTTATTCATCTTCGTTTTTAGATAGGTAATCGATAAGTATGATGCTGTTTCCAAATATATCAGAATCGGAAATATTTAACATATTTGGTTTTAGGTGAACGAAGAGATAGTCGTTTTCATTTGAAATAAATGGCATATCACAACCAGCCCTAAAGAAGTCAGAAGCAGCATAACCTATTTCTTTCGTTATGTAATTATAGACATTTGAAAAACTCCAATCAAATTCTTCTGAATTTCTAAAGGAAATATTAAAGTCAAGAGTTAGTTTAGAACTCTTAAATTCGGGAGAGGCGTTTTCATAAGCAAAAGAAAAGTTTATCGTTTTTTTCTTCTTTTCTATCCACAAACCGCATGGCGTACATTTGTTTATATGGATTATGTGTGCAAGCAATTCTTCATATTCTTTTTTTGGCGTGTGTGTGCCAATAGAACAAAAAACCGAAGTGTTGTCGCCCTTTATGT